ATATGAAACTTTTAAAAACATATAAATTATTTGAAGCTCAAACTCAGTATGGTTCGAGGAATTTATTATCTTATGGCACATTATGATGGATGGCTATATACTGGTAAGGTATCGGAAAAGGACGAAAGTAGAAGAGATAATAAAGGGCTTTGTGATTGGATAGACTCAGAGTGGGATAAGGTCTGTGAACGATTGAAGATAAAGAATTTCCAAAAAATAAGAAACTTTAAAAATCCTAAAATTACGGTTGTAGAGTTTCTATCTATACTAAAGAAAAACCAAGATAACTATGCTTCCTTTTCAAGAAACTAAAATAGGTGATAACACGTTTATCAGAGAGTTTGCTCAAAATACTGACTCTGGTGAGTTTATGTGGCATAGAGATTTTGAAAATCGTATAATTGAATCTATTGGTGATACTGATTGGATGATACAGATAGACAACGAACTACCAAAGAAGATAGAAGGTGAAGTTTTTATACCAATGGGTATTTATCATAGATTGATAAAAGGTACGAATAATCTTAAAATAAAGTTAATAAAAAAACCACTCAAATGAGTGGTTTTTCTTTTAGTCAATCTTTGACTTATAGTTTTCGTTGTAGATTCGTATGACTTCGTCATACTCACTCAGTATTCCGTCTTTGAAATCTGAGTTTTCGTATTTTTGTCTGTCTATATACTCCCTGATGTACGTTTCGTATTCGAGCTTTATGGAAATATCCATAGATTCCTCATCTATTTCTACTGCTTCGGAAATAATATCCTCACCTTCTTCATTCTTTTGTACAATATCGTCTATGTATTCAACAGATGCGAAATTTCCTTTCTCTAACATCATTTCAAGCTTTCTACGAAGCTTTCTATTGTTGATTAGTAGATTGTTTGATATTGCTAAATCTATGTAGTCTTTGGTGTCTTTAATATCATCTAACTTTTCTATATCTTCTTCTGTAATGACTCTAAACTTTCTAAATATAGGTGAATAGTCATTTGCATGAAAATCAACTTCACCTGTGTTTAAATCTAATATAGTGATTCCTTTTTGGTCTCCTGTATCATTTCTATCCATTTGGTACAAAGAACCGATGAATCTAAAGTTTTTGTTTTGTTGAGTAATGTGAATATGACCTGAGAATACGTCTTTGTAACCACCAAAGTTCTCTACATCGATTTTATCTGCGTTTCTGTGTGCAACAGAGTTTAGATGCATTCTACAACCATTTAAGTCGGAGTGACAAAATAGGTAGTCACCTGGATTTTTACCAAGCTCTTTAATCATATCAAGTCTTTTCTCTACCCACGGCATTAAAACAAGTTTTTGGTTGTTTACTTCTATTGTGGTTGTTTTTTCGTAGACTTTTATGTTTTTATTCATGTATCCAAACAATCTAACGGAGTTGACATCGTTTGATCCTTTGTTCCACAAATCGTGGTTACCCACCATTATGTGTAGTGGTAGGATGTCAGATATTTCTTTTAGAATCTTTTCTACTTTGTTGATGATGATAATTGGAAGACTGGTTCTGTTGTCAAATAAATCGCCTAAGTGTATTAGTATGTCTCCTGGTTTTGTGTTTTCTTTTAGATAAGGAATGACATAGTTGTAGAATGTAGACTCCATCATGTTCATCCATTTGTCTAAGTTGTTTAAATAGATACCAAAATGGGTATCTGTTATCATATATACTTTCATTGAAAATGATAATTTTTTGTATATTTTATATGATTTTTATGCATTTAAGTTTAAATAAACAAAAATGGAAAAAAATTGCTTTTTTAATATAATATATACATTATAGTTGATCTGTTGAAAAACAGAAGACAAAAAAATATTAATATATACATTATAATTGCTTAGCAATTACATAAAAATAAACAAAAAAATATGCCATTACCACATTATACGCAGATTTCCAATGTTGGCTCACCAGGTGGACCTGGAACGCTTCCTGATGAAGTAGTATACACTAACCTTTTTGAGATTACGTTTATACTTCCAGTTATTTTACAAGCACAAAAGAGAGATCCTCTTTTATTGTTAGAAAATGCTACTAAAATAAGTTTAAACAACTTAACAGAATTTGAAATTGCAGCTAAAGAACAAAGATTCAAGTACTCTACAAGACAATTTCAAACAACTCCATCTAAAACCAGTGGTACTTTACAAATACCTTTTCAGGTAAACGTAAACAACAACGGTTCTATGGAGGTTTGGAATACATTAAAAGCTTGGTATGATTTGTTATTTAACTCTCAAAATGGTTCACTTCACTACAAAAGTGATTTAATCGGTACTATCATCGTTAACCAACACGATAAAAAAGGAGTTGTTTTGAGAAGGGTTACTTTCCAAAACTGTCAAATATCAAAGTTAGCTGGATATGATTTAGATTGGGCATCAAATGAGATTGTTCAAACTGTTAATGCTGACTTCTTGTATGATTACTTCATCGATGAGTACATTGACTCTGGATTCTCTATCAATCCACCACTTATCTCTGGATACTAAAAAAAATAAAAAAAAGAAATCATATGATTTCTTTTTTTTTTTTATGTCAAATAAAAAACCCACTTAATTAAGTGGGTTTTAATGTTTATTAGAATTTAGGCATACTTATGTTACTTGTCATGTTTGATGCATTTCTCATCATTGAGTTTGTATCTGGCATTCCTTTTTGTTGTTCTCCTTCGTCTTTCTTTCTTTGTTTTTCTTCATCATCTACAATTTCGTTGACTAATTTTATGTTTTCTTCAAACAACCAAAATGGCCAATTATCCATTGCTGCTTCCTGTGTGTGGAAGTGTTTTTGTAGCATTAATTTATTCTTTAATATATGCTTCAAAGGCATCATGAATAACGAAAATACTTGAGGCTCCGTTGGGAAACTGCATATCTGTGCGGACCTCCTCACCGCACGGACACATTTTTTTCAATTCTTTAATTCCGAATGTCATCTTGCCCACTGCTGCATTCAAAAATTGAAACGAAATATCATCCATTTCTTCGAATTCTTTAACTTTAGTTTTAATTCCTTCATATGTTATATTGGTTCTACCGTTCATCATGAATGGAATTATTTTCAAAAACGCCAAATTAGGATTTCTTTTCTCATTATTTTCCTTCATAATATATTCAGTAAATGCTTTTTGTAAACCAATATTTGGTGGAGTAAGTTCAAATGATTTACCATTTACCGTTTTAAAGTGATATGATCCTGAATTTCTATTATAGAATTTTGCCAATTTCTCATCAATTTCATGAAATGAAAAGTTGTCTTTTCTAAGTTCAATTGCGACTTCGTCACCACATCCACATTTTGTGTTTACTGATAATGAGTTTCCTGCTTGGAATGTTAATTCTCTGATAAGAAAGACCAAAAATAATCTATCTTGATCCTTAACATCAAGGTATGATCCAATCTTACCATCGGAGTATTTAACTCTTACACATGATTGTAACATGTCATTCATTTTTTCAACTATGTCATAGAAGTTATTATCGTCTACCATAGAATATGCTTGAATTTCCTTTACTTGTGCTGGTCTTACCATAAAAAGAGTTCCTGTAGGATAGAATTGTCCACAAGGTAAATCTCTAATATCAAAATTAAAGTATTGTAAGTCACTTACTTTTGTTCCTTCTACAACTGGGTTTTGTGTAGTATTTTCGTTGAAGCTATTTTGATTCTTACCGGCATCTATGTCGCTTAGATGTCTTTTTAAGTAGTCTTCTTCACTCATTTCGTGTTCTTTAGACATAATGTTTATTTTGTTATTTTTTTAGAATATATATTAGATATATCTTTCTTCCTTATATCTTTAAATATTCGTAAAGTTTTTATATAAAAACAAAAAAGTCTCAAATAATTTGAGACTTTTTTTTATTTTAAATTTTAATTCTTATTGGAATCCACCTGCGTTTATTGCACCTGTTCTTAGGATGGTAACGTTGTTCACGATTACACCCATACCTTTGATTGGTTCTACGTAAGTATCGAGTACACCGATTTGGTTATCGATAATTTCATTGGTGTTGTTTTCTTCATCCATTTTATTAAAGTAGTTGTATAATCCGTTTTTGCTAACATATGCTTCACAAATTACATCTGCTCTAAGTTTAATTTCCGATCTAATATCTGGAGTATTGTATCTCCATTGGAAGTCTAACAACATTCTCGATAACTCTCTTTCAAGTTCGATAAGTACCTCTCTAACGTGGATGTAAGAAAGTGCTGATTTGTAAAGAACTTGTGCAGTGTTTTCTGTTTCAATAACGTTTCCTCTATTTCTTTTGAAAACAATTGGGTTAATTTGTGCACCATTCAACCATTCGATATCCGATGGTGTGAAGTCCATTTCTAATCCAGTTATTCCAGTTATTCTACCATTTGTAACACCCGCTGCGATTGTCCAAGGTGTTATAGATGCCACATTAGATATATGTTTTCTCATATATGTTGTTGCTGCATATGATGCAGGTGGCATATCTAATGGTCTTCCATTGTCATTTACCGATAAGTATGGCATAAAGTAACCAACACATGTTGTACCAGCACCTTCTCCAAATGAGTAAAGGAATGCAGGTCCACTTTCAGGATCACCACCTTTTGCGATAAACTCTGCTTGAAGAACTCCTTCTGAGTTTACGAATGTTGGTGAGCTTGAGTTTTTGAATGATTTCATAGATGGCATGTTTAAGAATCCAAACGCATCTAATCTTTCACCACAAATATCAACTAATTGTTGTTTGGATTTTTCAATCAATCCTAAACCAAATGAGTCAATTAAGTATCTAAAATCAATTGCTTCTTTGTTAGTTATTGCTTTAAACAATGGTGTTCCTTTAGAAACTAAATTCAATATAGAATTTTGTCTTCCTTCAGTTCCATCTGGTAAAGATGCTTCTCTTACTCTAAATCCTTTTAAAGAGATTGCTTTATAAGTTGTTGCGTAGTTATCAACTGTT